AACCATGACAGTGTAGGCACTGTCAACATTCATTCCAGCGGGGTGTGCCTCTGGATGCTCTTCCAAGAACTCTTTCATTGCAGAACCGCAAATGCGCTTTTCGAGTAGGTACGGTGCGTTATACTTGATGATTACACCGTGTAGTGAACCCCAGTCGTTTGTCCAATAGCGCGTAGTGGTTGTGCGAATAATCGTCCCGTGCGGTGTGCGTATGCTAGACGCCCCCTGTGTGTTGCACAGAACATTCATCTGGGCGCGTATGTCCTCCATTCTATCCTTCAATACAGCTTGTTCTTTTTTATGCTTGTCTTCGAGAATCTCCAGTTCTGTTTTTAGTTCTATGTATTCTTTCGCCAAAAGGCTAGCGTCTACAATTTGCGCTTCATTTTCCATATTAACCTCTGTTGTCTAGTTCCCACCGAATACCTTCGGTGTGCGGGTATTATACTGTTTTTACTATGTTTTTACAAGGCACCTCCCAAAAAGCTCTGATACATTTCCAACAAACTTTTTTGCGCCAGTGTGCGGCTGGCTAGCGCTTTGTACAATTTGGTCTCAACAGGACTGCTACATAGGTGGACTACCAAGCAGGGATTCTTCTGCCCTGATCTATGCACCCGTGCATTGGCCTGTAAATATGTCTCCGCCGATGTCGTTGGGGAGAACCATACTACCGTATTAGCTGCTGTCAGTGTAACCCCATGTGCCGCCGCCTGTGGCTGAATGATTAGCACCTGTGGGTTTTTATCAGTCTGAAACTCTTTGAAAATAACCGTGCGCTTTTTAGCCGACACATCGCCATGTATCGCCGCTGTGGTTATGCCATGCTTATTCAGGTAGCGCTCGACCAAATCTATCGAGTGCCTAAAGGCGCAAAACACTAGCGTTTTATGCGAGGCTTGCTGAACAATGTCCAGCAATTCTTCCAGTTTGTTAGAGCAGTCAAACTCAACAACCTCTCCAGTGTCAGAGTATACGGAGCCAGACGAAATTTGCAATAGCTTCCCCATCTGCACAGCGGCATTTACCGCTGATATGTCCGTCCCTGCCGCCTGAATGAGCTGCTCTTTCCTCAGCTTATCATAGTATTTTTTCTGCTGTGCTGTCATAGGTATTTCCCTATCTGAGTACAGCATATCCGGTAAGTCTAGGCAGTCTTCTGTCTTGTATCGAATGGCTGGCTGAAGCGCTTCATACACAATATCTTGAGCTTCTGGGCGCGGAACGTATTTGAACTGCGACGTTTTTAGCATCACTTTGTCTTTCCATGCTCCAGCATATCCCGGCACAGCGCTTGGATTCACTAGCCTAGCCTGACCATACGCATCTTCTGGTGACTGCGCTGCGGGTGTTCCTGTCAATAGCCAGAGCCATGTGTCTGCCTTTATCAATGAGTTTAGCGTCTTCCATCGCCTTGTCTTTACATTCTTTAGCGCAGTGCTCTCGTCACACACGATCAGGTCAAAGCCACCCTGCAATATCTCATCACGCACCACTTCAATCCCGTCATAGTTGATGATGACAAAATCCGCCTTACCCTTTATAACGGCAATGCGCTGCTCTTTCGTGCCGTGGGCTATACCCACTCGCCTGTGCATAACTGTATTGAATAGGTCTGATCTCCATGCACAATCCATGATAGACAGCGGGCATACGATCAACACGCGCTTTATTGCTTTGGTGTTCAGCAGGTAGTCTGCGGCCCATGCTACAGCAGAGGTCTTCCCCGTCCCCATTGCATTAAGGCAAAACGCTCTCCTGTGCAATGTCAGAAACGATGCCGTGTCCCTCTGATGGTCAAACGGGCTGTATATTCCGGGCCAATCATACTTACCAAGGATAGGTGATAGCACCTTTTTGAAGCCTAGATTTTTCAAAATCATGGCATTGCCCAGACTCCAATGCACAGCAACATCGTGCACTCCATGCCCTTCTTTTATAACCTTGGACTTTTGAATCACCTGAGTGATTTTGTCTGGGTTCTTTGTACGCACAACAAGTGCGCTGTTTGCTAATACTTCCATAATTTCACCACATCGCTTAGGGAGCGACGACCCATATTGTTTCGCTAAATACCTTTAGAGAATGTCGTAGGCTTCATCCTCATCTGAAATTTTAAGAACATCCTGCACATCGGGTTTGATAACATCGCCGCTGTGCACCCACTCTTTGATCTGTTTGTAGCAGTGCTTCCTCTCACGACGGGCTACCACAAAGGTCATGTTTATCAATTCATCCAAGAACCGATCTATGACCTCTTGCGGCATCCCGGCGTTCAGCGCTAACTGCTTAACGCTTTTGGTTGTTACTTTCATTTTTTCTTTTTCGGACTGTCATAAGTTGCTTTGGGTTTGTGGTTGCTAGCTCTAGCATAGCTACGATTGTCATGCTTAGAGGTTAAAAAATATCCGTCTGCATTAGAGCCGCCTTTTGACAAAGCCTTTTTATGAGCTATGTCTTTGCCGGTTCTATCCACACCTTCTTTATCCAGTTTGTACCTAGCGCGTTGCCGGGCCAGCTTCGCTTGAAGGACACCGCCATCTTTTTTCTGCCGTGCCTTTTCATTCTGCCAATCACGCTTGTAGTCTCTCACCTTAGAGGGCATCGCCTTCTCCTATCTATTTCTGCCGTTATGCTCACAAGATAGTGCTTCGCACCACTTGCCGCATAAACCATTCGGTTTTGGGTTGAACACGCCTGTTTCATAAGACATTTCTCGTTGTGCAAGTATACCATGCAGGTCAGAGAAAATAGTGAAAGCCTCGTCACGGGTGTAGACACTCTGTATGCGGTCATTAGGCACGATGAACCACAGCATCGCCTTCACTTTTTCCAACTGCGGAAACTTGGCGAACATACACGCTGCCATCAGCGCCAACTGCTTTATGTCTGCATAACGAGAGCTTTTGCCTGTCTTGTAGTCCAGCACCCAGCCTGTGCTGTCATTTATGATAATCAGGTCGGCTATGCCTCTAAACCATACGTCCTTGTCAAAGAAGTCACAGGCTACCAGCTTACCGTCCTCTTTCTTCAACCCCATTTTGAGTTCGCAATGCTTATCACCGGGGAATCTCTTTAGGCTGTCTAGGTAAGACTGTATATGAGAAAACTTGGGCAGGAGTGGCTTGTCATCGCGTACGTACTCTTCCGCTGCGGTATGCAGCTCTTTTCCATAAAGTGTAGCCTCAGTGTCAGTGAATACTACTTCTTTGGTGATCTTCTCCGCCTCGTACTTACGAGGGCAAGTATCATATAGCTTGATCGAAGAAAAGCTCCATGCTCCGGGTTTTTTCATCTGTACCTTCCTTAAAAATAACTCTCTAACTTCTTCATTTTGAATGATAAATTATCTCCGAACCCGCACTCGGCGTCCAGCGGTATGTTGGGCAGCCACTCTGGAGGTCTACGAAGCTCCTCTACAATAAACTTCATAGCTTCTAGTGATTGCTCGGTCGGTACAATACCGTAGAGCGCGTCATGGATAGTCAGCCCGACAGGGTACTTCTTGTGTACTCTTACCATAGCCTCGCCCATCACGCACCTAGCCAATGCCTGAATGATATTCTGAAAGCATTTGGCGGCGTGTATATGCACTGGCCCTTTGCGCGTTTTGTACACCCATTGTAGCCTGTTCGAGCTATCCATAGAGGGTGTCAGGTCATTATAGGTCATATACAAATTGGAAGGTAGCCTGATGCCCCGCGCTCCGATAACTTTCAGCGATAGCGCTCCTAAACCAATGTCGTATTCTTCATTTTGTGCAATCGCGTACAGCGCGTTACCTGCATCATGCCAAGCTCTTTTGACCATATCGTACTCATCTCGGTAAATTTCTACGACTTTTTTAGCAAACGCCTCTCCGATGTCTCTACCGGATAGCATCTTGATTTGCTCACGTAATTTCACATGGCCTGTGCCATAGATCAAACTCAACTGCGCCGTCTTACCAACGAAGCGCTGCTCGTCTGTGACATCTGCATATCTTATGTTAAACGCTGACGCAGCAAAGTCTTTATACAGGTCTAGCCCATCGCCCAGCATCTCTAGCTTATCCATCTGCCCAGCAAAGTACAGGCCCACACGCAGCTCGATATTAGACAAGTCAGCACCCACTATGCTATAGCCCAAAGGCGCGACGATAGCTCTCTTTAGCGGAGAAGTGCGAGGCAAATTCTGTAGATTGATTGAGTCCACTGCCGACCAGCGCCCTGTGATCGCGCCATAGTATTTTAGAGGCACAGGCAGTGAGCCACTCTCTTCTGCTATGCGAATGAAGCGCTCTGTGCGGGTTTCTTCGAGGGTGCTCTTGACGCCTAGCCTAGCAGCAACTACAGCCTGTACACTGAAATTATCATGCTCCAGCAGTGCTTTGAACTCTGCATCACTCTTGGCAAAAGCGTAGGCAATCCTGCCCGTTCGCGGGCTTACTTTCACCGGAGGTGTAACACCAAAACTTTTAAGCACTTCCGCCAGCTTCGGGTTCGACATCAAGTCTTCTTTAGCAATACCGCTCTCTATAAGCAGGATTGTTTTCCTACCACGCACATCCGTTAAGTGCTCGTGTAACAGTGCGGTGTCTAGCTGAAATTGCGGCTTTGTGTGCATCTTGATCGTCATGTCGATCAACGCAATTTCCGACTTGATAAATGCTGGGGCTAGTCGCTTGAACAACTCATAGGTTAGCTCTACGTCATTCTTGCAGTATTCCCCATACGCCTTTAACTCTAACTCTGCGAAATCTGCACGGCGTTTACCCATAGCAAGGACAACTTCTTCACCCTTTACCCCTAGCTCGTAGCGTTCAGCTAGCGCTTTGAGCGATCCACCTGCGTCAACACCATGTACAGCGCGGGCCATAGACAGAGTATCGAGTATCAGCTTAGGGTGAATCCCGAACCGCCACGCTAGAATAGACGCATCAAACAGTGCATTGTGAGCCAGCATAAACGCATTGGCCCAGTCAAAACGACCAAGCCAGTCCCTAATTTCTTCATGCGTTCCGCTAAACCATGCTGTCGGTTCACCGTTCTTCTTTACTGCAACGCCGATAGTTTCATATCGTTCGTCATCTACGTAGCTCTGAGTCGTTACGTCTTTGCGTGATAAGCTGTACTCTTTAGAATAAAATGTTTCAAAATCAATGCAGTAAATATCAGGCATCCTCCCTCCAATTTTTTAATAGTCTTTGTAGGTCTTCTTTCAATGTACCTAAGCCTGCTTCATTAACGACGAGAGCGCACCCACCAGCAGTGCTTATTCTTTTTAGCTCTCGCTCCTGCAACGCCGTGGTCTTCCCCTTTCCAGCTTTGCACTCTATTCCAAAAAAATACCCATTCAAACAACCGCATATATCAGGCACCCCACTTTTTCCATAGCCGCCCGTAACAGGGCTAAAATGATATGCTCCCAACTCATCCAAGATTTTCTTAACTACCGCTTTTACTTTAGCCTCTGGCGTAGTTGCCATTCGCTCCTCCTTTGTTAACCATCACCACTGCCCTCGCCATCGCCATCGCCAGAACCACTGCCGCCACCGTGGCTATAACCATAACCATTGCCAAAGCCGAAGCCCTCCACTGTCTCAATATACCACTCAGGGCAATCGCTTCTGCCATCGCCAGCACCAGCGCCATTACCGATACCCCACCCGTGACCACGCCCTGAGTAGTGGCCTGAGCTATCTCCTTCGTTAGTGAGTTTATAGGGTGGCATCTTCCCACCTCCCGCTGTAACCGCCCTCACCATCGCCATAACCCGCACCGCCCCCCTCCCCCTCGCCACTGCCCTCGCCAGCGCAGCCTCCAATACCCCCATCCGCGCCGTCCCCACCGCCAGTGCTATCACCAGCGCCAGCATCATATCCGTAAGTAGATAGATCGCCCCAGCCCCTACCCTGCCCTGTGCCGAGGCATAAGTTATCTCCATTGTTAGTGAATCTATAGGTCAACATCTTCCCACCTCCCGTTGTAGCCACCCTCACCTGCGCCTCCGCCGGAGCCATCTCCATCACCATAGCCATCGGCATAGTTGTTTTCCCCGTCCTCACAATGACCATTCCCAAAACCGTCACCAGAGCCACTATACTTGCCGTGACCTATTCTAACGTGGCTGAGAGTAGCAGCATTACCGGAGCCGTAACCCCATCCCCAACAGCGACCTGATGCGTGGCCTGAGCTATCTCCTTCGTTAGTAAGTTTATAGGTCAACATCTGCCCACCTCCCAGTAGTATTCCCACTACCCGCGCCGGAACCACAACCGAGGCCCGCGCCATTACCAAAGCCAGAGCCGTTGCCATTACCAAAGCCAGAGCCGTTGCCGTGGCCGTGGCCGTCGCCATTGCCGTCGCGGCGCTGTCGCGCGTATCCGTTGCCGTTGCCGTTGCCGTTGCCGTGGCCGCAGCCCCATTGGGAATCGTGGTCGTTACTCAGTATCTTAGGGGACATAGGGGTCAATGCCTTCGCTAGTGAGTTTATATGGCATTGTCTTTCCAGCTCCCATCACGACCTCCTCTACCGTTGCCAGAACCCCAGCCGATGCCCACGCCAGTGCCCAAGCCGGAGCCTCCCACCGCACCGCCGCCGGAGCCTTCTACCCTGCCAGCATCTGTTATGACAGTCCCGCTTGATAGCCCTTTGCCATTAGCAAAACCGGAACCGGAAGAGCTGATTACGCCATAGCCATACCCTTTACCGTACCCCCCGCCATAGCCAGTGCCATCTTGGGAGCCGTAGCCGTTATTCAGTATCTTAGGGGACATAGGGGTCAATGCCTACGACAAGTATCGTCTGGGCGGTGCCTGTGCAGGGAATCACTTCAATCACCCCCGTTAGGTAAATATCATCGACGGTAACAGACAGCTTGGACGAAGTAGCCAAACCATTCTTGCTGATCTCACTGAGGGTGAACGCACCTTCCCATGACCAGATACGCCGCGCTTGTGTGAGTACGCATATGTCCCTATCCAATTCCTCTACGATGCCGACATGAACGCCAGCGCTAACGGTACGAACTACTACGTATTTACCAATGTACTTTTTCATTCTTCATCTCCTATCTTGTAATGTTTCTCAGCAAAGCAAATCCCAGCCAAAAAACTAAGCAAGTGTACTCCGTCGTCTTTGTCCCGTAACTCAATGAACCCTTGCAGTCGCTCGTTGCTGGTCATCGGCTTGCTTGTTGGCTTGGATATTGTGTATAGGGGTATATTGTTTTCGCCAAGGAAAGCGCGGATTTCTTCGATTATTGGGGGGCTATCCCAAATTTCCGTACAGCAAAACTCGGCGCATATTGTTTCATCTTGGGCAATCAACGCATCAAGCGCCCGCCTCAGCAGTTCAACCGGATTGCTCATTCTTCTTCCTCCCATTCGATACGGACACAGGCTTTTGGTTTTTGTGTAGCAACTCTATCTCTCATTGCGTCAGCTTGTTCCTTTGTAGGCCAAATACCATTGTTCCCAGCTCCATAGTAATAGACATTCACCCACCCCTCTTTTTTCACGCGCCCTTCTTTTTTCTCGGATTTGTGCTCAGTTCCCATTTTCTTCCTCCAACGCTTTTAGTGCGGCCTTGACTTTTGTGTTATCAAAATGCTGTGTGGTTATGTAATCACCATCTATATCTGTGTATCCACTAAAACGGCAGGTCTTCAACGCCTCAACCAACCCATCCACTAGGTCTGCGCGGATATATTTTTCGCCGTAACCTTTTATGGAAAAAAACAAATCCAAATCTCCTGAGCAGTCAAGGTTAATCTCAACCCAAATCTTCTTCGGTACTTCGTTCATGAAATCAACCATATAAATAAATACGCAGGGATGAATAGTATTGCAATCATAATGGTACTACCCACAGCTAACCCAACACTAAAAACAATACAATCAGCCAAGAAGTCTTTTAAGTCTTTCATCTCTTTTTCCTCCCAATAATTTCTATGCTTTAACATTTTCCATTGGAAACCCACCAATCCGTGCGGCATACGCATTTAACTCGGCTATTGCTTCTTTCCTTTCCTCCGGCGTCATGGCATCTAGGTCAGCGTTCATCTTGTCAGCAATTTCCTTGTACCAAGCGCGAACTTCTTTTCTTGTCAGTAGCTTGTGACTCATTTTATCCCCCTCCCAATTTCGGCAGCGGCTCTGACGATGGCCCTGCGTGTTGCGGCGTAGGGGTTTATGTCTAGCAATTCTTCAAATGGATACCAGCAATCATCGCTGTTGTCCCAATACTTACCGGCATGAACAACTGGGCGTTCGTGCTTCATATAGGGGGGAAAAGATATGTTTATCCCCAGATTAACCGCAAGAAACAAAGCGTCACCATCGTCATATAGGGGGTTCCAACCGTCAACCGTCCAATAATCCGCACTTATTTCCGCAGCTTTCGCCGCTAGGTTTAACAGCTCTTTGTCGTTCATTTCACTACCCTCTGGTACTCGTTGCATTGCGTAGCCAACCCATTCGGTGCGGCCTTGGTGCATACCCACTCTTCGCTTGATAGCCGAACGCACTCGGGGGCAGTGATGATTAGCTCAGCAACGAAGACGGCGACAAGGAGGACACTCCCCCATAGGAACATGTCTGAGCTGTTAATTCTTACAAAGTCTCTTATGTTTTTCATAGTGTTTCTCTCGTTAAAGTGCCAGCGCTAACGCGGCTGGCGAGCGATCTACCCACCTATAGACTTAGTTGGTTTTATACTTCGTATAAAGTATGGCTCCCACTAGCCCTACAATAACTATGATGTCAATTAGTAGACACATCACGCTGCTAGTCCATACTCGCGTGGGTCAAGGCGTAAAGTGCGACACACTTCAAGGATCACAGCCTTTTCTTCGTCCTCCATTTCACCATCGGCCTTAGAAATAGCAAGCATAGTCAACAAAACTTCCTGTGCATGGTCGTCGTTATCTGCAATGTCTGCGATCTCGTCGAGCATTTTCTTTTTACCGATACCGAAATCAGCATCAAGAATGTTTTCAAATTTAGTAATTGCCTTTGCTATTTCCCGTCCTCTAAATGCTTCTAGTAAGTCGTTCGCATTTAGCAGCTTACTAAGTTTATCTGTTTCGGCGCGTTCAATCGTGCCATCAGCCGCTGCGGTAAGTAAGGCTCCCGCAACAATCGCCTCCATCACATTTTTGTTTTGGACTTTTTTTGCTTTATTAAATAGATTTCCAAACATATATTTCTCCGATTGATTAAAGTGCCAGCACTGACGCGGCTGGCGAGCGATTGTCGGTCGGTACTTTCGCCTCTCGTTACCACACAAAAATAAAAGCCCAACCGACGAATGGGTGCCGCCCCAGTGGTTCCAATACTCCCGTTAAAAGGGTAAGGGCGGCATTAAACTTAGGCCATCAGTGCAGCCCAACTCACAGGAAACAATGACGCTATTAACTTGTTGATTTGTTCCGCCACATCCCTCGTTTCCTTCTGTGCGTGTGGGTCTAGTCTTAGCTTGCATACCCTAGCGAAAAACACGAGGCTGCCTGTCCATATCCATGTCGTTTCTGAGCATATAGGGATGACCACACGCGCTTGCTCAGGGCATACACCACTTTCAATCAAGTAGTCGTATGTAGCCCAACACTGCTCCATTAGTTGATTTATGTGTTCCTGATCGACTTCTACCAACTCATCGCTTGAGCCTTGCTTCACATTCTCTGCGGCTCTGCGCCATTTGGTAGGCACATCCAGTGCGGGTGATGTACTTACATACCGCCTGCTGACTTCGTTTACCACGCCCCCAACTTGATGCTTAGCCAACTGACGCGCCACATAAATAGGCATCGTCACCCTGAACTTGATGCTTGTGTGTGCGAACGGTGTCCAGTGTTTGTGCTTCGCTAGGTAGTGGATTAACTTCGCATCCTTTTCAGATAATTTGTCATAGAAAAAACCTTCGTCATCTTGCAGTTCTTCCCATTCCGATCTTTTATCAAAGCTGACCCGCGCTGCGTTCACCACATCCAAATCGTCGCCCATGTAGTCTAGTAATTCAACGTGCATAGTCTATTTTTCCATTAAGTAAAAGCTAAGAATAAGCAGGGCGAACGCCCATAGCACAGGGTCATGTAGAACATTTACCATACATCCTCCCCCACATCGTCTGTTTTTCGCATCTCTTCGGGGGACATTTGGATGAAGGTAGCAGGCTCGTTAGGTGGAATGACAACGTACCCATTGCTGGTCTTGTTGATTGTCGTAATGCCCTTACCACTCAGGCTGCTGATAGCATAGCCATAAGAAGTCTCCTGCACATCTGCTGCACCATCCGGCCCCCAGATAAACAATGCCTGTGCAGGTAGGGAAAATACTACGCCTAGTAAAAATAGCTTTTTCATATCTCAAACCTCTCGTCGATACCAACCTTCTCGTCTAGCAAAATGTCCAAGAGCTTTATGTGAACCATGCGAGACATCTTGTACAGCATCTTCCTCTCACCAATTTTGATGCCCTCTTTAATCCCAGCGGCTTTAGCACGACCCAGCATGTCATAAGAAGGTGCAATCTCATCAGCTAGATTAACGGCATCTTCTACTACCTCCTCCTCAATCGCCTCTTCCACTACCTCCTCAACAGCTTCTTCCACTGCCTCTTCAACGACTTCTTCCGCTACCTCCTCGGCTTTATACTCTCTATTGAAACTCAGCCACTCAATGCCATCATCACTCACAACCCGCAGCACTTGGCCGCTATCAATAAGCAGCTTCAAGGGTTTTCTGATTCTGTCTTTGCTCATTCCCAATGCGTTTACAATCTGGCCGCGTGTCATTTCACAGCGAGTGCTTAGTAAATCAAGT